TTCATGTATACTATATGTGTAATTATGTTTTCGTGTGATTGTAACTGAAAACATTTACATTAACAACTGGAGAAAAATATGAACATTAGTATTCAGGAACGCATCAAGTCTCCGAGCGATTTAGTTGAGTCGCAAGGCGCCAAACTTTTAGTGTATGGCGAAAGTGGTGCGGGTAAAACTACTCTCTGTCAAACAGCCCCTGGTAAAACATTGGTTGTTAGTATGGAAAGTGGTCTTCTCTCTATTAAAGATGCCCCTGATCTTGATGCAATCGAGGTTAAGGAAGCTTCTGAGATAGAAGAGATAGCTCAACTACTTGAGAACGGAACACTACAATACGACACCGTTTGTCTTGATAGTGTTACGGAAATGGCTGAAATCTTGCTTTCGCAAGAAAAGGCCAAAAGCAAAGATCCTAGACGTGCGTACGGAGAGGTCATCGAAGTGATGATTAAAACGATGCGTAGGTTCAGGGATTTACCTGTCCACGTTATATTCATTGCTAAACAAAGCAGAGAACGTGACGAGCAGACAGGTGCCTATCATTACCAACCGATGATGGTTGGCGCCAAACTTCCTACGCAGATACCTTACTTCTTTGATGAAGTATTGGTTCTTCGTACGTTTGACGAAGAAAATGAAGAAGGTAAGACCGTCACTACAAGATGGTTGCAAACGAGAATTGGTCAGAACTATATAGCCAAGGATCGTTCAGGTAAGTTAGACGGGTTTGAGTCACCCGATCTGGCTAGTGTAATAAACAAACTCGGATTTGCAGGAGGTGCAGCATGAGTGACTTTGAAGGATTGGATATAGACTTGGATGCCGCAGAGAGTAGCTCTGCAATTCCAGAGGGTGATTACCCTGTCGTAATATTGTCTTGCGAAAAGACAACGTCTGCGGCTGGTAACGACTACTTGAAGTTAGAAGCCGAAGTAACGGGTGATAACTACGCTGGGTGGAGGTTAAGAAAAAACTTTAACCTCTGGTATGTAAATGACGATAAACAAAAGCAAGAAGAAATCAGAGGCTACGCTAATAACGACTTTGCTCGTTTGGCAAAAGCTGTTGGTTTCAAAGAAGTTCCCAAGACTGCTTGGGAGTTTCAAAACAAAACTTTTGAAGCGAGAGTCGTCATTGTTGAAGATCAGACTGGTGAATACGGTCCAAGCAACGAAATCAAATCGTTCTTGCCGTTGAAGACTGAGTCTGCTCCAAAGGCGGTAGACTTACCACCAAGCATGGATGAATCAAACGATGCTTCTCCAGGTGAGGCAGCTCCCCTAAACAAGCCCTCACTGTAATCGTTCGGCTACGCTAGGAGTCGTTAGAGCCAAGCTCACCCTAGCATCCTTTATGTAGTAATATAAATCTATGAATCCATACAAAATACCAACACCCTCACTAATAAGTTTTAGCGGTGGTAGAACATCTGCTTATATGCTGAAAAAAATAGTAGATGCTTATGAAGGAAATTTGCCTGACGATATTTATGTAGTTTTTGCAAATACTGGCAAAGAAGTGCCTGAAACTTTAGATTTTATTAATGAATGTCAGCTAAATTGGAATCTTAAAGTGAGGTGGTTGGAGTTAGACATACATCAAGAAAGACCGATATATAGAACTAAAGAAGTTTCTTACGAGACTGCAAGTAGAAACGGCGAGCCATTTGAAGCCTTGATAGATAGAAAAAAATTCTTACCAAATAATTCAATGCGAATTTGCACAGCAGAATTAAAGATGAAAGTAATGGAAAGGTTCATGCGTAGTCAAAATCACAAAGAGTGGTTTAACGTGATAGGTTTGAGATATGATGAACATAGAAGAGTCTCCTCACAACTCAAAGCAAATCAAGAGAACAAAAATAAATGGGAAACGCTTATGCCTTTGTATACAGATAAAAAAAGTGTAAAAGACATCTACGAATTTTGGAAAAATAACAGTTTTGATTTGAACCTGCCTAATCATGGTGGAAAGACTTTGGCGGGCAACTGTGATCTTTGTTATTTAAAAGGAACACAAACTTTAGTGAATATATTACGAGAAAAACCTGAGTTAGCTAATTGGTGGATAAAGCAGGAAGAAAAATTGCAGGCATGGAGGAAAGAAGATAGAGGTTCTAAATATGGCATGACCTTCAAAGGTAACGGCATGAGTTACATAAAACTACTTGATGTAACTAAATTAGACCAAAAACAAATTGATCTTTTTGATGATGACTCAAGGAGTTGTTTTTGTCACGATTGATTAGAATACAAATCCCAATTCGTTTTTAAGATAGATAACCAATCGTCCATAGTCATAACGGCTATAGCTTGGTTGTCGCGTACCCAATCAGGATTGATCGCGTACAGAGGTATGCAAACTCGTATCGGTTTGCGGTTGTATTTGTAGATAAGTACGGGGATGTTGTCTTCGCAACTTGCACATACTTGTCGCCACCATTCAGGCTTTACCCAATCGCCTTCTTTGTAGAACTTACACTCTATCGCGTGGTTGGGTATTTGCAGATCGCAAAGATCTCGTTGTTGATATTGATCCAGGTTGCGCTTAGTTTGAAAGTCTATACCTTCCTCTATAAAGAAGTTATTGAGTATACGTACAACGTCTCTCTCAAACTGAGCGCCTTTGTTTCTGGAATTAATCTTGGCCATTAGCTTGCTTGCGCTTCTTTTCTGATGCGCTTATCTATTTTTATATTGTAGTCTTTTGTAATAACGCCAAGCTTTCTGTTGCCGCGCCAATGAGACTTTCTCCAAGTGAAGCCACCCTCTCTTGTTCTCATCATGTGGCCCCGTACGAGATGATATCTTTTCTTGCCAGATTTACCATCTGTATGATCGTCGCTTTCTGCGGGTATAGTCAGATCCAAAAGATAGTGTTCGTACTTGGGTTTTTGAGTCAACCTGTTAAAAGGTTTGCCTTCATGGTAGCTTAACTGCATAGGCGTCAATCCTTCTTTTTTTAATTGACGTACACAAAAAGCTTTGAAGTCTGGATGTCCATAAATACTCATGTGACTCATAGCTGAAAAAATTAATTCATGACACATAAGTATGCCGTCCTTTAACGTATTTATTTGCGAATTTATTTTTTGAAAAAAACCATCTGAAAATTCTTTTTTATTAGTAATTAATTTTTTACCTTTAATAAACGGAAACTCTGGAAAAAATAAAGGATGAAAGTAACTATAATCTTCGTAAACAAGTCGTGTGTCGTTGGCTCCTTTTGTAAGTGAAGAGACTAGGGGTTTTATATGCTCACAAGTTTTTGTTAAAGAGTATCCCGCAGGAAAACTAAACGACACAGGCAAACTGAAACATATAGGTCTAGTGATTGCATGTATATCTAAAGGATCAAATTCATGCTTACTCAAGATTTCCTGATCATTAATATTTGTGTAAACGCTTAAACATGCCGTATATACCGTGTCTTTTCTACCCAGATTCCAAGACCTAAAAATTTGATTTGGGTGATCTTTATGAAATCTGCTTAATGTTGTTTGTGGTGCTATTCTTTGTTTTTTAAAAGTTTTTGCATTTTCTTCCATGACATGCACAAATATCACACGGTTATTGTCGTATTGTTGAATTAATAGAGTATTTTCATGTGGCATCCTGAGTTGAACATCGGAAAAAAAATCTAGAAGAGAGGTTTTTTTTGGTAAGTATTTATGTAAAGTCTGAGCTTCAAATTGCATTTTCAAAGCGTCTTGCCAATAATCATACTGCCCAAGGCAATGTTGGCTGTAATAAAAATCCCAAGATTCGTTATTTGGCATTTCACCTGGTTGTATCAAACCTTTTTCTAAACGACCTATCCAACTTGGACCATAAGTTTCAAACAACTTTTTTTCTTCCGCTAACGATTGCTCTCCAGTAGGAAAATTAAAACCTAATAATTTTCTATCTGCTAAGTTAAAAACGGCTTTGTGCATAGGTCCTTTTGTCTTGGCGCCTAAAAAGAAATCCATCATTTTATAAAAGGCAGAATGTAACGTGTTCTTATCTTTACTCATCATCTAACTCCAAAGTTACTACATTAGGGCTGTTGTATACGGTTGGCTTCTCACCTTTCAAGTGTCGCATATAAGCGTGTAGATGCTTCTCCATAGTCAGCCAAGCCACGTCCATTTGTTCGTTGGTTATCTTGAAGAC